GCGGAGGTGGTGCTGTCAGAGGTGCTGATTATGATAAAGCTGGTGGTGAATCATCTGGAGCAGGTGGAGGATCAGGAGGATATATATCCGATAAAGTATTTACAGTTACAGGAGGTGAAACATTAACTTACGCAATAGGTGGCTCAGGAACTGCTGGTAACAGTGGGAGTGCCTATAACATAAGTGCAGGAGCTGGAGGTAATACTACTTTATCTGGTTCATCTGCAGGATCACTATTTACTTTAAATGGTGGCGGTGGTTCTTCAGGAACAGGAGGTGGTGTTCAAGGACCATTAAGAACAAACACAAGAGGTACAGCAGGATCAGCAACTGTAAGCACATCTTTATCCTCTGGAACTTTTCGAGATTCCGATGGCACATCAAAAAGTTTATCCTCTTTAACATCTGGTCCAACAAACACTTTTAATGATTCTGGCAATGGTGTCCAAGGAGATTTGGCTGGAAGCGGAAACTGTGGTGGTGATAACTGTAGAATAGATGGAAACGATGGAGGTTCTTCATTTAACGGTCAAGTTGCTGGAGGTGCTGGAGGTAGTTCTTCAGGATCAGGGACAGCGGGTTCAAATGGGTCACGAGGTTCAGGGGGTGGTGGAGGAGCTTCTCAAGTATCAGCTAGTCCTGGATCTACAAATGGTGGTGCTGGAGGATCGGGAGAGGTTCAATATAGATTTCTTAAAGTAAGATAATTGTTTTTACAACCTAAAAGAATTGTATTTAATTCAATATTAAAAAAAATTAAATTACCAGATATTACACCTAATCAAACTAACAATAATCAAGAATTAATAAAACAACTTAGAATTGATATAAAAAAAAATGGATTACTGTGCCCATTAGTAGTTAATAATAACACACTTGTAGATGGTCATCACAGATACGAAGCCATAAAAGATTTCTGTACCGAAACCTTAGTTTATATGGTAGGTGATAATGATATGGAAAAGTTATTGTCTAAAGTAAATAGCTATATATGGTTTGATCACTTAGGAAAATTAAATGGCTAATATTTCAAAATGGTTTGGTTATCCTATTTATATTACAAAAATTGAAAACTTCGAAGAAATTAATGAGGAAATATTACCGATATTAAAAAAAGATATTACTGCAACAAACTCTCAGTATGCACGGACAACGGACATAAAACCAAAAGAATTGCAAAGTATTGATGACAACCTTCATTTAGATGTAAGGTTTGATAGGTTATTTGAAGAAATCAATCAAACAATTATCGCTTCTCTACATCAACAACATTATGATTTAGAAATGTTTGAGTTATATATTACAAAGTCTTGGGCAACATTGTCTGCTAAGGAACAACACATTGCTTATCATAGACATATGAGTAGTCATTTTAGTTTTGTTTACTACCCACAAGCACACGAACAAGGTAATCTTTTTCTACTAGATGATGATGCGAATAAAGTTGGATTAAATATACCAAAGAGACATCCTTACTTTACAGAGTGGGATTCAAACAATTTTGGTAAAGCAGAATACCCAGCAGAAACTGGCAATATCATAATATTTCCATCTATGATATTTCATGAAACAGGAGAAAATAAAAAAGATGAACCACGTATATCAATTTCAGGAGATATAATGCTTACTATGAAGGAAGGTATAAAATCAGAACATAATATACCATCACCGTCTACTTGGAAGAAGATATAAAATGGTGTAAAATACCGTATGCCATTAGCTAATGTAAAAATAATACCAGGATTTGATAAGACAGATACACCTTCAGGTGCTGAGGGTAAATGGATAGATGGTGACTTTACAAGATTTAGATACGGTCAACCTGAGAAGATTGGTGGGTTTACTGCAATAGGCTCTGATACAATATCAGGACCAGCAAGAGCAATACATACATTTACAGATTTGGATGGTAGAAAATACGCGGGCATAGGTACTTCTAAATTATTGTTAATTTATTACGGGGGTGCTTTTTATGACATCACTCCATTAGATACAGCTATTACAGGTTGTACTTTTACTTCAACACAAAATTCCTCAACAGTGACTGTAAACAAAGCATCACATGGTTTGTTTGCAGGAGAATACTTTACATTTACTTCCGTTACTTTACCTGGTGGCGGTGCAACAAGTTTTTCAACTGCTAACTTTACAACAAATACATTTGAAGTATTAACGGCTACCGGAAACTCATTTACAATTAACATGCCTGCTAATGAGACTGGTACTGGTATGTCAGCGGCAGGTTCAGCAACAGTCAATCCTTACGTAGAAGTAGGACCTATAGCTCAGACTGCTGGTTATGGTTGGGGTACAGGACAATGGGGTGGATCTTTGTCTAACCAACCGTCTTCTACACTTAACGGACTTTTACAAAATAATACTGCTGGTACAGGAGGTAGTGGTACAAGTATAACTTTAACATCAACAACTGGTTTTCCAAGTTCTGGAACTATTGTTGTTGGAACAGAATTAATATCTTACTCAGGAGTAAGCTCTAATGATTTAACAGGTATTACGAGAGCAGTTTCGGGAACAGTGACATCAGCTCATTCTTCTGGTGCAGTAGTCACAGAGGTAACTAATTTTATAGGTTGGGGTAATCAAACAACAACTTCATCTGTAATTCTTGATCCAGGTAATTGGCAATTAGATAACTTTGGTGAAATACTTACTGCTACAATTAGAAACGGTAAAACATTTACTTGGAATGCTGCATTATCTAATCCATTAAATCAAAGAGCTGTTGTTATGCCAAGTGCACCAACAAGATCATTGATTACAGCTGTGTCTGATCGAGACAGACACTTTGTACATTTTGGTACAGAGACAGTGGTAGGAGATCCTACAAAACAAGATCCGATGTTTATTAGATTTAGTGACCAAGAAAACTTTAGCGATTACACACCTACTTCTACAAATACTGCAGGTACATTTAGACTGGACACCGGAAATACTATAGTAGCAGCTATATCTGGTAAAGATTATATTCTTATTCTGACTGACCAAGCTGCGTACACAATGCAATTTGTTGGACCACCTTTTACATTTAGTATTAGACAAATTGGTACTAACTGTGGTTGTATTGGACAACACGCTGCTGCTTATGCAGATGGTAAAGTTTATTGGATGGGACTGTCAGGTGGTTTCTTTGTGTATGATGGTACTGTCAAACTTCTTCCAAGTTTGGTTGAGGATTTTGTTTTTACTACAGATGGAGATAATCTAGGTGTAAACTATAACTCAAGTCAAATAATATATGCCTCTCATAATTCTTTGTATAATGAAATAATATGGTTTTATCCGAAGGGTAAACCATTACCTAATGGATCTTCACAAAACGATAGGTCAGTAACATATAACTATGTTGAGAATACTTGGGCAACAATGTCTTTAGACAGGACAGCATACTCTGATTCTATTACGTACGACAACCCGCAAGCCACACAATACAATGAAACAGGTACACCTAGTTTCCCTATTATTAATGGTGCTACGAATACCTTTGGAGCAACTACATTGTTTAGACATGAAGAAGGAGTTAATAAAATAGATCTCAATGGTCAGTCATCAGCTATACCTGCTTTTGTACAATCAGGTGATTTTGATATCGCTCAAGGTGGTGAAGGTGAGTTTCTCCTTAAGATAAGAAGGTTTTTACCTGACTTTAAAAATTTAGAAGGCACAGTCACTATTACATTAGGTACAAAAAACTTTCCAATATCAACTGTATCTACATCAACAAGTTTTGCTGTAACATCAACCACAAGTAAAATTGATACAAGAGTCAGAGGAAGACTAGCAAATTTAAAAATAGAAAATAATAATGTTGATGATAATTGGCGATTTGGAACATTTAGAGCAGACGTACAACCTGATGGTATGAGATAATGGCAAAGATTGCAGTTATAATACCAGAACCTAGAGAACAATATGAATCAGAAAACCAAAGACAAATTATACAATCATTAGATACAGTCAAAACACAATTGAATACAACATATCAAGAAGATATAAAAAACGAACAACAAGCTTTTAACTTTTTCATGCAATGACAATACAATATAAAAACGAAGGATTTACATTAGATACAACTTCAGTAAAGACTGTGTTCACAAGTCCAACTAGTGGTGTGTGTATTGTTAAAGATATATCTATAGCAAACGATCATTCAGCAAACGTAGAGGTTAAAAGTTCATTAGTGGATTCATCAGCGGGAGCAACCTTTCAATATTTTATTAAAACACTTACCTCTGATAGCACAGAAAATGCAGTTACAAATGTGCTTAATCTAGAAGCAGGTGACTCACTTACATTTCAAGCAACAGTTAGTAATGTTGTAACAGGCGTCATTAATTATGCGTTAATAGATAGGTCTCAAGAAAATGGCTAAAGCACCTAAGTTTGGGGTTAATACCTATAGGGGTAGTGGTAATAGAAAAAGACCTGGCCGTCATAAAAAAAGATTGAATAAATCTGAAAAAAGACATATGAAAAAAAGATGATTGGATTCTTAAGAAAAATTCTTGGAATTGAAAATCAAGATCTTCGAATCAGAAGGTTAGAACGAAAATTATATTGGAAAGAAAAATATAGTGTCAGATCAAAAGTACACAATAATTGACGGAAAAAAAGTTCCTATAATACCAGCCAAAGCTACTGAAGTTATTAAGAATAAAAGAACAGGTAAGATTTACGAGTCTAAGGATGAGTTTGACAAAGATGTTGCTAACTTAATGACAGATACAACTCAAGACGATTTAGAACAAAGTGTAAATATAACTGTTGCATCTTTAAATGTCTTTGGTAAGAATGACTAATGAAACCCATTGGTGGCACTGAGCTTCAAACTCAACTTCTCAACAAATATGTAGATAGCAGCTTATTAGATAAGTTTCAAATTACTACTTCAGTTCCTGAGAAGATTCCTCTATCAAAAGATAAAATTAACATTTTATGGCAACAAAATTCATTCGATCAACCTAATCTTGCACCATGGTTTAAAAATAAAGATAATCATAAAAAATATGATTGGTATGTATTCAATTCTCATTGGTGTTATGAAAAGTTTAGAATGTTTTACAATCTTCCTACAGAAAGGTGCACCGTCATAAAA